CTCGCCGTCCGCGAAAAGGAAGCCACCCTCGCCGATGCCGCGGACGACAGGGCGGCTGCCACCTCCCGCCATGCCACGGACATGATGAGCGATTCGCCGCTGTCGAAAACGTGGCGCCCGATCGTCGGGTATCTCGTGATTGGGTCTTTCCTGATCGATCATTTCTCGTGGCGCGTCCTCAATGCCCGGGGCATTCACGCCGATCCGGGGCAGCTCATCGCCGACATCACCGTCACCGTGATCGGTTTCTATTTTGGTTCCCGCGGGCTGCAGCACGTCGGCAGTTATTTTGCGAGCAAGTGGACGGGAAAAATCGGAAAATGAACGCATTCTTTCAACTCCTCGAGTGGCTGTTCGGCAGTCTTTCCGCCTTTCAACGGCCCAGGAAAACACCCCCGTCATGGTCGCCGGTCGAGATTCCGGAGCCGGACCCCGTATTTCCCCCTTCGACACCGTCGACACCGTCGACACCTTCGCCGGATCTTCCGGCCGGTCCGTCGACGGACGATCTCCGCATCGGTCTCGCCATCGTCGATCGCGAGGCGCGGCGTGACGCCGCCGGAAATGTGGTGATCTATCGACTCCCCGGGAATGACGGAGGAGGCACGCACGAGGTAGCCGGCATCAATTCCGTCTATCATCCCGAGATGCTGAAAAAGCTGACCGGCATGGCCCCGCCCGATCGCGAGGCGGCCTGCGCGGAATACATCGAGAACTACACGCTGCGCATGACGGGCTTGTCGAAGTCCGACCGGATCCGCATCGGCACACTCTACCAGGTGCTCGATACGACCTTTCACCGCGGCGCCGGTGGTTCGGCATGGGTGGTCCAGACATCTCTCCGCGCGCTCGGGTATTCGGTGATTCGTGACCGCAAGTGGGGCCCGAACACCCGCACCGCACTGATGAAAGCGGATCGCGATTTCCCCGATTCCCTGAACAAACACATCCGCAAGAACCGCGAATTCTACGAGCGCACGGTGGTCGGCTACCGGGCGAACTTCTGGAAGGGTTTTGTGAATCGATGGGACGGCGTCTTTGACCTGGCGGAGACGTGGAATGCGGAAACACCCGCCCCCGTCCGTGTTCCCGTGACCGACCCGATGACGGCGCCGCCGGTGGAGCCCGCGCCGGTTCTCGAGTCGTTGCCGGATACGGCCGCGTCGCGGACAATCACTCTGCCGCGCGAGTCGACATCGTCTCTGAATGCATTCTACGGCACTGCGAGCAAGTCAGGCCACTACCTGACATGGTTTTCCTTCCCCGTTTCCAACGTCCGACTTTACAGCGAGAGCGGAACTCCGCTATCCAGTCGGGTGGGGGATGACCGGGATGATCACCGATGCCACAAGGCGATCGCCGAACGACTCGAGGCCGCGCTGCAGGAGATCTACGACACCCTCGGCAGAGAACAGTTCGAGAAAGAGGGATGGAACATCTATGGCGGATGTTTTAACTATCGGGTGAAGCGCGGTGGATCGAGTCTGTCGACCCACTCGTGGGGGATCGCCATCGATGTGAATCCCGGGAAGAACGCTTTCCAGTCCCGCACCACGACCTTTTCCGCCGAAGCCATCGACATCATGGAGAAGCACGGGTTTCTCAGTGGCGGCCGCGCATGGGGGAAGGACTGGATGCACTTCCAGGCAGCCATCCCGAATCTCTCCGCCGGCAGCTACTATGCCGTTCACGGGCTGCCCAAATGGATCAAAGCCGTACTATGACTGAACGAATCAAGGAACTATCAAAAGACTCGATCGTCCCCTTGTCGCTGGGGCTCCTGATCCTGCTGCTTTCGACCACCACGATCGGAGTCTGGAATCTGGCGCAGCGTGTGGTGAAGTGGGAAACCAAGCTGCAGGGGTTTGAGGCCAAACTTGGAAATCGCTGGTCCTACTACATGGAGCGGGAGAGCTGGAGCGAATTTCGACGGATCAATCCAGACATCCACGTTCCGAATGTGAAGGAGATCCGGCAGGAATACTCCGGTATTTTTGAGTGAGCCCTACGGTCTTCAAATGACACCCCGACCCGTTCATGTCTGCTAAACCCGTAAAACTAAACAGTTTGCAGAAAAGCCCGAACGAACAGATCCGCGATCTCGCGGCGACGCTGAAAGCAGACGAGGGGATTCCCCTGGCGGAAGTCTCAGCGGAGCTCGATCTGCCGATCTACACGGTGCGGAATCACGCGAAAAAGATCAAAGGCTACGTGGTTCTCTACCGGGGAGGCAAGCCGACCGCATTTCTTGTGAATCCGAAGCACCTCGCGAAATGAGAAAGCAAAAACTCACCTCGCGGACGACGAAGAAGCCGAGTCCGGCGGAACGAAAGGCGCAGAAGCTGGCCGATGAGCTCGCCGATGCGAAGGAGGATCTGAAAGCGACCCAGGCGCGGTCGAAGTTACTGGAGAAATCGCTGCGCGACGCTCGAAAGGCGAAGGTGGCCCGCATCCCGGCGGCCCGATCGCGCACGAGAAAGAAGGAGGACTGGGTGCGGGTGATCATCACGGACACGCACGGAAGCAAGGTCGACCCGGCTGCGTTCGCTGCGGTATTGGCCGACATCAAGCGGTTGGATCCGGACGAGATCATTCACCTGGGTGACTCGATTGATTGCGGGGGATTCCTCGCGGAGCATCATACGCTCGGATTCGTGGCGGAGACGGACTACACCTACGAGGATGACGTGGCCGCGGCGAATTCGCATTTCGACCAGATCCAGGAGATCGCGCCGCGGGCGAAGTTTCATCTACTCGAGGGCAACCACGAGCGACGGGTCGAGACCTACTGCGTGACGAAGGCGCTCCGCAACGGGAAGGATTCGGAGTTTCTCCGCCGGCTCATCAGTCCGCATACGCTTCTGAAGATCGAGGAACGGGGCATCCACTACTATCGCGAGGGCGAGAAATACCGAGGTGCCACGGTCCCCGGGTGGCTGCGTCTCGGCAAATGCTGGTTTGTCCACGGGATCTGCGCGAGCAAGCACGCGGCATCGGTCACGCTGCAGAAGGCGGGCGGCAATGTGGTCTTCGGTCACACGCACCGGATCGACTCGGCGCATACGGATCTGCCGAACGTGGGCGCGATTGCAGCCTGGAATCCGGGTTGTCTCTGCACGAAGCAACCGCTCTGGCGTCATACCAGCCCGACGGGATGGGGCACGGGCTACGCGGTGCAGATCGTGGCGAAGTCGGGGGAGTTTCTCCACTTGAACGTCCCGATCGTGGAGGGGCAGAGCCTGCTCTTGCCGCTGTTCCACACGGCGAAGAAGACGGCCTGACCGGACTGACCGGCCGCGGGTTCCCGCTTTGACGTCCCGCCTGTAGTCGATGAATACTGCAGACATCCAGATCCGAAACCGCGACATCGGCCACGCCGCCGTTTGTGAATGGTATGAGGCCCACCCAGACACCGGCAAACGCTGGCAGGATATGTGGGGAAACTGCGAGGACACGAAGAAAATGAATTTCTTTCTCTACCGTCGCGGCATCCTCGAGGGCCGGACCCCGTGGGGCTATCGCAGCGCGAGGGGAGGATTCACGCGGAACACGCACCGCGCGTTCCGGCGGTCGGAGTCGGTGTGAAACTACCGAGTGTAGCACGACAGATGCCTCCGCAGCCGATCGAGTAGAAAGGTCCAGGTTTTCGCGGTGTCGATTCCCCGTATCTGAATCTGGTTCTTGCGCGCCGCCTGGAAAATGCTCCATCGCCTGACCTGCCCGTCGCTACCGTGCCATTGCAGAGTTCCGATATAATCCCCGGCTTTGATCTCGGATTCCCCGATTGCCTCCAGGTATTCCATTTCGCGAATCCGTGCGGGCATTTCTGATTCAATGCGTTGCCGTTCCCGCTCCCATCGGATCGTAGCGAGCCGCCTTCCTTTTTCGCTTAACTTCCTGAAATAGCGTGAGTTTGGCATAATCGAAACTTTTAATAGTTAGTGTAGCTACTTGTTATCCCAAGAAAAAGGTCGTTTGTAGCTCGATGGTAGCGTCGGCATCATATCGGCGGCTTTCGCCCTTGGGGTATGGTTCCACCGCGTAGCGGAGATCATCCAGCATCGCGGCGCGTTGTTTCTTGTTTCCACACGCATAAACGTATCGGTGTTTGCGGGGGCGTTCCTCCAGGTAAAAGTCATCCCCGTATTTATCGCGCATCCACTGCGCGCGGTTCTCTTGTCCCCTACTTTCATCTGCCACGGTTGCCCCGTGTAGGTGTTCTTTGCCTTTGATTTTCCAGTCTGTTCGCTTTGCGCTCAACCCAGTATAAATGAAGTTCGTGGCTTGGTAGATGTAGCCAACATGCCCCTGCTCCGTGTCCGCGTAGCTCACGACCAGCGAAGGCTTTGGCAACATTCGTAACGATTGCCCTACGAGACGGCTCGCCATGTTCTTTTCACTCACACAGCAAAGCCGATTCAATTCTAAGACATTATTTTCCCATTCTTGCCCCGCTATGCCTTTCCTGAGAGATGAACTTACTGGCGTTCCATACGTCACCACCCCTTGAAGCTCTCCGCCACGATACGCGCCAAACGCGTAGGACACGGGACACATTCGGCGGGCATAATGCCGTTTCAGTAGCCACGGTTCGGCGTCTTTGGTTGGTATCGGCTCGATTGTCATAATAAAAAGGGGATAACAAACGGATGGACATCAACGCGATAAATCGCGTGAGTCATCCTGAACGTTAGCCAATAGATTCCCCATCCCATTCGACGGCGCACACAGTTTTCCATCCAAGGATTTTTCCCCCAAGGATGCCTCCACCAGCGCCTGCGAAAAGTGCCAACTCATTCATTGATCTGCGTTCGGGGTTTCATCGTAATTCGGGAGAGAACAAGGCGCTGCTGGCAATCCTTCGTATGCCATGTCTTGATCGTTCAAATCTCCACGCTCCTCATATCCACCCGTTCCCGTCCTGCGATGGTGACGGTCTGGACGATTCCGACGTCGATGAGGTGGCGGATTTCTTTGCGGTCGATGCCGTAGCGGCGGGCGGCGGCGGCTATGGTGAGGTAGGGGCTCTCGTGGCTGCGGAGTCGATCGGCGATGCGGTGGAGCCGGGCGCGGAGTTCTTCTCGCCGGGGGCCGGTGATGTCTTCGGCGGAGAGGAGTCCGGCGACTTCGCGGATCTCGGCTTCGATCTGGGGCGGGGCGGGCATGGAGGTGTGGGGTGGCTGGGTTATTCGGCTCCGGGTTCCCATCCGTCGGGGTATTTCTGGATAATTCCGACGAAGCCGATCTGCCGTTCGCCGTCGATGATGCGGCGCACGGCGCGGGTCTTGAGGTCGGGGGAGCGGCGGTAGACTTCTTTGGCGAAGGTGTTTTTGTCCTGGTAAAATGGATTCACGCCGTGAAAGTCGCACCAGAGCTGGTAGTGGCGGAAGAGGCTCTCGACGCCGAGGGGGAGGATGTCGTCTTTGGGCCCCCGGTCCTCGAGCCAGGCGGGGTCGGTGAGAAATTCTTTCACGCTGGCGCGGTGGCGCATGAGTTCTTTGGTGGCCTCTTCAGAGGCTTTGGTGTGCTCGAATCGGCCGCGCTCGTGGAGGCGCTGGAAGCCTTCAACTGCCCATTTGAAGATGCCGGGGAGCTCGGCGAGAAGTTTGGCGTGGAGTTCGTAGTCGCGGTCTTCTTTGGGAATGACGTTGTTGAAGTCGATCTGGAGAAAGCGCCGCTCGAATCCGCCGGAGGTGTCGGGGGTGTGGGCGACGACGTTGGAGGTCATGACGAATCTACCCCGGGGCCGGTAGGTGTAGCCGGGCTTGTTTTTCACGTCGACCCAGATGGGCTCGCCGGCGACGATCTGCTTGATGAGGCCGATGTGTTTGAAGGATCGCGGGGTGAGCTCGCCGGCGAGGTAGAGTTGTTTGCCGACGAGTTGGCTCCGCATGAAGGCGTTGTCGAGTTCCTCGAGCTGGAGGGCGAGGGTGTTCTGTTCGCCGATGAGGGCGGTGAGGATGTCGGCGACGGTGGATTTGCCGGTGCCGCCGTCTCCGAAGAGGAAGAAGAAGGTGTGGTAGTTCACTGCTGTGACGAGGCAGTAGCCGAACATTTCCTGGATCTGGGCGCGGACTTCTTCGTCGGGCTGGAGTTGTTCGAGGATTTCGAGCCAGAGGGGGCAGGTGGCGTTATCGTCCCAGCGGACGGGGCTCTGGGTGGTGGAGAGAAATCGGGGGTCGTGGGGCCGGAGGTCGCCGGTGAGGACGTTGAGCATCCCGGACTGGCAGTTCACGAGGTAGGGGTCGTGGTCGTTGAATTCGTCGGGGTGGGCGTAGCGGCTCGATCCCATGATGGTGGTGACGCTGGCGAGGGTGCGGGCGTCGATGAGTCGCCGGGTGGGTTCGGCGGTGCGGAGAACTTTGCGGATCCAGTCGTGGATCTGGGCGCCGACGTGGACTTTTCGCCAGGTGCCGGATTCTTTTTCGCTGCGGATCCGCCATTGCCAGAAGTCGCCGCCGGCGAGGAGGAGTCGTCGATGGGACATGATGCGGTCGGCGAGTGTGTCCTGCAGGAGGATGGTGCCGCCTTTTTCGCCGAGTTCGTAGAAGCCTTCGTAAAGGACGGGCAATGGGGGCTCGCCGGCGTCGGCGGCTTCGAGGAGGTCGCGACGGATGTCTTCGTCGGCCTGGAAGGTTTCGCGGCAGCGGGTGACGTGGTCGGTGATGTCGATGCCGTCGGGGCAGTCTTTCCAGATCTCGGGCATTCGCAGCCAGGTGACGCGGGCGGCGACGGGCATGACGCCTTTGCCGATGCGGGCGGCGTGGATCTCGCCGGCGCGTCCGTCGATGCGGGGGTCGTAGGCGTCGTGGTCTTCGACGATGACGATCCAGCGATCGCGGAACCAGTCTTTGTATTCGTCGCGCCAGTCTTTGTCGGTCAGCATGGTGCTGTGGAGCCCGAGTTCGGCGAGGGTGTCGCAGTCTTTCTCGCCTTCGCAGAGAAAGATGGGGTCGGCGGGATCGGCGGCGATGAGGTCGGGGAGCCGGTAAGGGTAGAGGAGGGTGCCTTCGAGGGAGTAGACCCATCCGTCCTGGTGGTAGGGGGCTTTGAATTTGGGATCGGTGGTCTGGCGGTGTTCCCATTCGGCGATCTCGCCGGGGGCGAGGGGTCGACGCTGGCGGAAGGTCTTGGGGTTGAAGCGGATCTTTTGATGGGCAACGGTGCCGTCGGGCCGCTGGTAGTCGTAGATGGCTTCGAGGGTGTGGCCGCGCGGGGTGGGGGGTGCGACGCTGGTGTCGGCGGTGGCGCCGGTGTCGCGAACGGGTTTGGGGGTCGCATGTGCGACGCCCGCCTTTTTGGCGGGTCCGGTTTTGCGTGGCGTGGATGGTTTGCGTGGCGTCTTGCTTTTTTGGCCGGTGTCGGGGTCTTCGGGACGGGCGCCGAGGATGATGGCGGCTTCGGGAAAGGGGATGCCTTTACGGTCTTTGATGAACTGGATGACGTCGCCTTTCCAGTCGCACCCGAAGCATTTCATGAAGCCTTTGTCGGGGCTCAGGGTGAAGGAGGGGGTCTTTTCGTCGTGGAATGGGCAATGGGTGACGAACTGGCCCTGCCCGCTCCGTTTGACGGGGGCGTCGACGTATTGCCCGACGAGGGCAACCATGTCGGTCTCGTCTTTGATCCGCTGGATCTCGGAGTCTGGTATGTGGGCGGGCATGGGTGAGTTGGATCTTGGTGGTTGGTGGTTAGTTATTGGTTTTTGGTGGGTGGGTGGTCGGTGGCGGGCATGGGGGGAGTAAACAGGGTTGGGTGGGTGACTTAACCCTGTCGGGTCAGGGGGGTCTGGTTGGCGCGGCGGAGGCGGAGGAGGCGGGCGTGGCTGCGGCCGGATTCGGTGAGTCGCCAGAGGCAGATGGGCCCGGTGTTTCCGCTGTCGGAGGTGCCGATGTATTGGATGTGTTTCTCGAGGTGCCCGAAGCGGGCGAGCTCTTCGGCGCCCTGGTGGATCTTTCCCTGGTTGTCATCCCGGTCGGGATAGGTCCGGAAGGTGTCGCCGGGGGTGTAGGCAATGAAGAGGAGGGTGTCTTCGCCAAGGGGGCTGAGGGTTTCGGCGCTCTCGATGCTGTCGAGACGGGGCGGGGTGGTGATGTGGTCGAGTCGCCACTGGTGCAGTGTCTCGTAGTCGAGGGATTTGATGGCCTCGATGGCGAGGAAGCGGGCTTCGGTGAGGGAGTCGCGGGTGGCGGCCTCGGTCAGCACGACGTCGCGCAGGGTCTGGAGGTAGGTGGGGTCGTCTGTAGTCATGGGTGTGGTTATTGAATCCAGTTGGGAAGGGGGGCTGTTTTTTCGGCGAGGTAGGGGATCTTGATACTTTGGGCGGCGGCGCTATGGAAGGAGGCGTGGCGCATCTCGGTTTTCATTTCGTCGTGGGATTTGGACTTGGTCTCGATGACTCTCCACACGGTGAGTTCGGCATCGGCAATAATGACGTAAACGTCAACTGGACGGGTCTGGCCGAATCTCCACGATCGACGGATGGCCTGGTAGAATTTCTCGTAGGAGTAGGATATGGAGGCGAATGCAATTTTGTTGCAGTGCTGCCAGTTCATGCCGAATCCGCAGATGCTGGGCTTGCTGACGATGACGCGGGCGCGGCCTTCGCTGAATGCGATGAGTCGGCTTTCTTTGGTGTCGGAGCTGTCGGATCCTTTCACTTCGACGGAGTCGGGGATGGCGGAGTGGAGTGCGGCGGATTCGTCGTTGCTTTCGCACCACACGATCCATGGTTCGTCGGAGTGGTTCACGAGTCGGGCGACTTCGTCGACTCGTTCGGTGATGGTCTGGCGTTTGGCTGCGTGGAGGCTGGTGGCGTTGGGGGTGGGGATATCAAAGAGGAGTCCTTCGTCGATGCGATCGAGCAGGGGGGTGTCTACGGTGACGGTCTGGATGCTGAGCGGGGGGAGTTGGTAGTCGGCGTCGTCGTAGCCGAGGTCGGAGGGTTTGGATACGCAGGCGGCCCAGCTGGCGACCCATTGCCAGAATGATTTGCGGGCGTGGCCTTTGATGCGCCAGTCGGCGGTGTTCATGGAGTCGTGAATGAACCAGCGCATGAGCATTTCCTGGGTGTTCATAATGCCGAGGAATTCGGCATGGTTCCCGATCTCGGTGTAGTCGTTGGGCGCGGGGGTGGCGGTGCAGGCGAGCCGGTAGGGAACGTCGCGGAATTTGTCGATGAGTAGTTGTTTGGTTTTGCTGTTTTGTCCTTTGAGTATGGAGGATTCGTCGAGGACGACGCCGTGGAGTCCTTCGGCGGTGAACCGGTCGATGCGGTCGTAGTTGGTGATGGTGTATTTGCCTTTGCGGGTGCCGTCTTTGGATAGGTGAATATCGAGGCCGAGGAGGCGTTTGCCTTCGGCGATGGTCTGCTGGGCGACGGCGAGCGGGGCAACGATGAGGACGTCTCCGTCGATGTGGCGGGACCATTCGAGCTGGATGATGGTTTTCCCGAGTCCGGTATCGAGAAAGGCGGCGGCGCGGCCGATGCTGAGGAGGTGGCGGACTACGTCTTTTTGGAAGGGGAATAGTTGATCGGATACTTCGATGTCGAGGATGCCGGGTGGGGTGATGTCGGCGATGGTTTTGTTTTTGAGAAAGTCGAGGTAGTCCATGGGTCTGTTTTCTATCGGAAGAAGTCGCCGCGCTCGGATTCGGCGAGTTGCAGGTTGGCGGTGGCCTCGTCGAAGTAGCTGCGCTTGAGCTCGGTGCCGATGAATTTGCGCCCGCGCTTGATGGACTGGTATCCTTCGCTGCCGATGCCGGTGAAGGGGGAGAAGACGATGTCGCCGGGATTGCTCCACATGACGAGGCATCGGTCGATGAAGTCGAGCTGGAGTGGGCAGATGTGCTTTTCGTCGGCTTCGGTGCGGGCTCCTTTTTTGTTGAGAACGTTGGTCTGGCGGATGTCCATCCAGACGGGGCTGGCCCATTCCTGCCACTGGTCGACGGGGAATTCTTCGGCGGTATGGGTGACGGGCTCGGGGTTTTCGCCGGGCTTGAAGAATACGAGGAGGTAGTCGGGGTTCCCCATTCGGCTACGGGTGGAGTCTTTCTTGAGTTGTTTGTGAAGGAGTCCGACTGCTTTGGTGCGCTGCATCTCGACGACGGGGTCTTTCCATACGGTGACTCGGCAGTGGAAGATCCAGCCGGCTTCTTCGTGGGCTTTGACGATGCGGCCGGAGAAGTCGCGCCGGCCGACGACTCCGTGCATTTGTTTGCTCATGGGCAGATCCATGCAGTGGACGCAGGTGATCCGCCCGGGCTTGGTGATGCGGTATTTCTCGCGGATGAGGTATTGATACTGGGTGAAGAATTCGTCGTCGTCTTTGCAATTCCCCATATCGGCGACGGAATCGGAATAGATATACAGGTTAGCGAATGGCGGGCTGTAGACGCTGAGGTGGATGGAGTCGTCGGGCAGGGATTTGGCAAACTCGACGCAGTCGGAGTGGTAGAGGTTCCAATCGCGGCCGCTGGTGTGGTCGAGGACGGTGGCGTGGGGTGTGGTTTCTGTAGTCATGGGAAGGGAAAGGAAATTATTCTCCGTGTTGCTCGCGGGTTTTGCGCTCGGCGATCTCGACGCGGGACCGGAGGCGGCGGGACCATTGGGCGGGTTCCCAGTCGGCTCCTTTGAGGAGGGTTGTCATGGGGGAGTCGTCTTCGCGCCAGGATTCCCAGCCCTCGAGGCGGATGCGTCGGACCTGGGGAAGGAGGACGAGCAGGGTGGTGAGGAGGCCGGCGGTGGATTGGGCAAGGAGTCCGTCGAGGACGGGCCGGGGGTCGCCGCTGGAGCGCCAGTCTTCGGCGGCGAACCAGTCGAGCAACAGGCTGATGTCGTCGCGCTGGAGGTGGGTCTCGACGGAGATGAGGACGGCGGCACGGAGCATTTCGGTGGTGGCGCCGTCTTCGCGGAGTTTTCCGGCGAGTTCGCGGATGGCTTCGACTTTGACTTCGCGGGCGGCGCTGTCGCGGGCGCTGCGGATGCGCTGGTCGAGCTTGCGCTGGTCTTCGGTCTGGAATTTGCCGCCGGCTTCGGGGCGGAAGAGGGAGGCGCGCCGGCCCTGGGTGGCGGCGGTGAGGGCGAGGGTGGTCTCGGCGATCTCGCGGCGGCGGCCGTCTTCGTCATACAATACGGTGAGGGGGATTTCCTGACCGTCGAGGGCTTCGCGCCAGGTGGGGGCGGTCTTGGTCTCGGGGGAGAGGAAGAATCCGCCGGGTTTGGTATCGAGGTCGATGTAGCCGGAGGTGGGGGAAAGGTCGCCGGTGCCGGGCTCGAGGAGGCGTCGGGTTTCTTCGGCATCGAGGACGCGGGTGCCTTCGGCGGATTCGCGACGGGCGTGGGCGGCGCATTTCTGCCGGAAGCAGGCGGGATTGAGGCAGACGTTGTTCCGGGTGTTGGCGGGGAGTTCTTCGCGGTTTCCGCCCCACCAGGGGCATTGGGTGCAGGGGCCGATGTCGGCGCAGAGGGTGGTGTCGTCTTTCTGGAAGGGGGCCTGGCGGAGGTCGGCGCGGTAGTGGTCGCGGATGTGTTCGCCGGCTTCTTTCTGGGTCATGGCTCCGGAGGGCCGGTCGAGGATCTCGGCGGTGGCTTTGCTCTGGAGTTCGGCGGGGAGGGAGGCAATCTGGGAGGCTATGCGGAGGGCGTGTTTGCCGCTGTCGAACCGGGCGATGGTGTCGGGGGTGAGGGTGATGAGCTGGAGGCAGTCGTGGACGTATTGGTCGGGGCATCCGGTCTCGTCGGCGATCTGGGAGCGGTTGAAGAGGTGGGTGCCGGTGACGGGGTCGGTCTCGTCGAGCATCTGGGCAAACCGGTGTCCGACTTCGGAGGGGCGGAGGTTGTCGCGCTGGAGGTTTTCGACGAGGTTCCACTTGAGCAGGTCGCGTCGGCTTGGTTTTTCAACAATGCGGACTTCGAGGTGGCCGAAGGTGTCGGGGTCTTCTTCGGCGAGGTGTTGCTGGGCGGCGAGTCGTCGGCCGCCGAGGATGAGTTCGACGAGGGGGCCGTCGGGGGTGTCGACGAGGTAGCCGACGGGGGACTGGAGGGGGCCTTTGGTGTCACGGATGGAGGTGATGAGCTCGGCGAGTTTGTCGGGGTCGTGGTCGAGTCGGGAGTTGTCGGAGATCTGGATCCGGTGAACGGGCCATGTCTGGAGGGTGGCGGTCCCGGGGGCGGGGTCGACGGGTGCGGGTGTCTCGACGGGGCGGGGGCTCTGGATGGGGGGATCGGGAAAGGGGGAACTCATGGTGTAGACGGTAGGTAGGGAGTGCGCGGAAATTTTTTTGGTTAGTTTTTGGTTTGGCGTTGGATTCGTTGGGCTTTTTGTCTTTCCTGGATGCGCTGGAATTCTTCGGCGTCGCGCTGGATCTGTCGTTCGCGGGCCTGCCGGATGATCTGGGCGGTTTTGTCGGTCTGCCGGGTGTTCTGGGTCTGGGATTCGTTTTTGCGTTGTTCGGTGGTTTCGCCGGCGTAGCCGTGGAGCTGTTGTTTGGGTTTGTGTTTCTTGGCGTTGGCGGCGTAGGTCTCGGAGGCGGCGGCAGGTTTCTGGCCGTGGACTTTCATGGCGACGCCGGTGCGGATGAGGGATTTCTGAACGAAGAGGCGGTCGGTGATTTCCTGGAAGGCGGCCCGGGTCTGGCGCAGGAGGTGGTTCCCGATGTCTTCGCCGGACATGCTGCCGATGAGGTCGCGGTAGCGTTCGTAGGCGAGGGCGAACCATCTCTGGACGGCGGCGAAGGGAGTGGTGTGCCCGTCTTCGGTGATCCACTGGAGGAGTCTGCGACTGGCAAGGGCGGCCAGAGTGCGGGCCTCGATGGTGGCGGTGCTGTCGCGTCTTTCGTGGTCGATGCGGGCGAGGGTGTCTTCGCTGAGTTCTTCGAGGTGGTGGGTCATCATGTCGCGGGCGGTGCGGGGGTCGGGCTGGAGGGTGTATTTGCGGAGGGCCTGCAGGCCGGTGAGGGCTTCGCGGGAGTCGCGGCAGGTCTGGAGTGGGTCGGGCCGGTCTTTCCAGAGTGCGGTGTCCCATGGGTCGAGGTCGGGGCGGCGTTTTTTCCTGGGAAGGGGTCGGTCGGGGTAGATCTCGGCAAGGGGGCCGCGGAGTGTGATGCCGAGGAGGAGGGCTAGGTCGTAGGTGCGCTGGAGGATGCGGGCGGGGTAGGGTCCGTCGCCGGCGAGCCACTGCATGAGCTGGTGGCGGGTGTGCTCGACGATGCGGGCGGCTTGTTCTTCGTTGAGGGTTTCGAGGTGGAGTTGGGGGTTTTCGGCACTGGGCCACCACCACCCGTCGACGGGTTTCCCGGTGTCGGGAAAGGGATCGTCGACGATGTCCCGGGGGGACCAATGGTCGGGGGTGGTGATGTCGACCTGGTGGCCGTTTTCCCAGTAGGTCATGGTGGGGTTACTCAAAGGCGGGAATCTCATCGAGTGGATCATCTGCAAATGCCAGGAGTGGGCACTCGGGATATCGCTCTACAATCTCTCTCATTTTAATGAGTGCGAGATTCCACTCCACTTGCACTTCTTCAGGTGGCATGGATGGCGCGCTTTTGCTGGGCAAGTCGCCATCCCCGAGATACTTGCGAAGGGAGATGATTGTTTTGTCGGCCCCTTCAAACGCGGTCTTCCATTGCGTGATTTTATCGGTATATCGCGCGTGGTCGTCGTGGATCACTGCGTGAACGGCCCACATCAAGCAAATGGAGTGCTGGATGAGTTCTTCGATGAGTTCGGGTGGGATTGTGTTTCCGGATCTCTCGATGATTGCATCAATAGTTTCGGATGGAGTGGATTGGTTTTCAGTTTTCATGGTTGGTATTTACTAATCAGAATAAAATAAGGGGGATCAGGCGGTGAGGCTTCGCATGTCGACGACGCGGTTGGAGCGGGCATCGGCGCACTCGATGGCGGCGCGGCAGACGAGTAGTGTCTCGTAGTCTTTGCGGAATTTGGGGGGCTCGGTGGTGAGGCAGATGGTGGCGCGCCCATGGAGGAGGGGCCAAAGAAAGGAGATGAGGAGGTCGATGTCGTTCTGGTCTCCGGCGTGGAAGTCTCCGGCAAGGGGCACCCAGATGTTCCCCCGTCGTGCGGTGGAGGAGAGTTCTTTGTATCGGTCTCCGGCAATCTTGATATGGGGGTCGAAGGGGACGGTGATGCGGGCGAGTGTGCCGCGGGGGGAGTGGGGTCGCTGGCCTTGTAGGGTGATGGTCCGGGCAGGGGATGCGGTGGCTGCGGTGGCGGCGGTGGGTGTGCTCATGGATGGGTGAGGTGTTCGGATGTGTCCGGATAGGTGGGGTGGCGGCTCAGGCGCGCTCGATCCACCAGGTGCCGGTGACTTTGAGTATGGGTTTCCAGTAGAGGTTTCCGACTTTGAATTTCCGCCTGTGAAGGTGGGCTTTAAAAGCAACGGACCAGTCGTGGAAGGTGCCGTCGTGGAGGTCAGGGAAGTAGCCGAGCCGGTGGGCTATATTGATGAGCTGGTCGGTCTGGATGGTGAAGACGGAGTCGCGGCCGGCGGTGATTTGTTCGACGAGGGCTTTGGCCTCGCGTTCGCGGCGGTTCCGGTGCGGGTAGGGCAGGCTGGATTCTCGCGAGGGTTTGGCGGGGTGATCGGCGAGGTGGGTGGTTTCGCTGTTTTTGGCGGTTTCGGCGAGGCCGTCGGTGTAGCCGGCGGTGTAGGCGCTGTCGTAGACGTCCCGGAGCAGGGTGGTGAGCTCGGGGACGGTGTCGGGCTCGGGGAGGTGGTCGATGATGAGCCGGTCGGTTGCGGGGGTGGTATCTGTAGTCATGGGGTGCGGAACGGGGCGGTGTGGGTGTGCGGGTATGTGGGGCGGTCAGTTCTGGCTGGTTCCCCAGGGGCGGATGAATTCGGAGGGGGGAAAGGCGAGCTGGATGATGTTGTCGCCGGTGGGTGCGTCGCCGGTGTCGATGGCAAGTTCGAGAGCGTGGAGCTCTCCCTGGATGCCGTCGGCCATGGCGTGGGCTCCTTTTCCGAATGCCTCGTCGATGTATTTGAGGAGATCGGTGAGGGTGAGCCCGATACCCTCGTCACGGAGGGTGGTGAGTCGGGCGGTGACGTCGGCGAGGTAGGTCTCGTGATGGGCTGCGATGATGTGGTCGCGGCTGAGGTCGGTGGGGGCGCTGCGCGCGGTGGTTTCTGTAGTCATAGCGGAAATCGGGGTGCGGTTGGCTCGGTCGGGGTGTGATCAGTCGGCGGACTCGGTGTCGGGGGCGGGCGAGGGCGACGGGTCGATGCTCTCGACGTCGGTGCGGATTTTGCAGCGGATGTATTCGCTGAGGGTGCAATACCTGCCCTGGATCTTTTCCTGAATCGCCTCTTTGAGATCCGAAGGGATTCGGAAGGTGACGGTGACTTCGTTGGAACGGTTTTCTGCGGCCATGTATGACTTTGTAATACATGGTAAGACAAACGCAAGGCGAAAGATTCAAAAAAGCCGTTTTTTGTCGAAAAGTCTTGTTTTGTCTTACATATTATGTAAGAATGCGGATATGAAGACTGGAAAAACTCGCATGGTCGCGTTTAGGTGTCCTGAAGAACTGGTCAGAGCTGCAGCTGAATTGGCTGAGCATCAAGACAGGTCTCTCAGTAACCTCCTTAAACATCTACTGAAAGATGCCGTCGAACGAAGAAAGCAAGAAGAGTCGGAGTGTCAGCGTGCGTTTGCCTGTTGATGTCTACGAGAAGGCCGTGGCAAAGGCGGAGCGGGACAACCGCACGCTCTCAAACTATATACTCCACCTGTTGACTCAAGGGGTCGCGGATGACTGCAGTTGTCTGGATGATGTGATCATGGAGACGGTTAAAAAGCTGGCAGCCCAGGCGGATCTGGGCGGTCCTCGTCTAAATGAGTCGGGCGGGGATTATGGGAATGAGAAAAAGGGCTGTGACTGAGCGCGCTATTTCCTCACAATCCGGCTCTGGCAATGGGGACAGATGGAGGTGCTTTTCTCGATCTGGTTTCCGCACATCCCGCAGAGCCATTTTGGACGGTCGATGAGGGCGGCAACCAGTATGACGAGCAGGCCGACCCATAGACTCAGGAACACCAGGGCAATCAGTCCCACGATGCCGAGGGCAATGGAGAGCCCGAGGTAGGGCCGGGTCTTTTTGATGGGGGCGCGGTAGAGTTTGGGCTTGGTTTCCATGTTTTCTATTTGGGTCGGATTTTGCCGAGGGGGCGTCCTACTTTGGCGGGTGTCAGACTGAACCACTCGAGGGCCTCGCGTTTGGAGCGGGGGTTGTTGTAGGATTCTTCGATGACCTGGGGCGAGTTGCCGGCCTGTTGGGCGGTGGCGGTGATGTCTCGATCGCGTGCGAAGTGGTAGGATACCCAGGAGTGCCGGATCCCGTCCTGCGGCCATGGGGTCTTCCATTGGTGTTCGCGGTTGGCTGCGGTGAGTTTGTTGCCACTGGTTCGGTGGCAGATGGGCTGGTCGGGTTTCTGGATGAATGGTTTCAGCCACAGTTCGAGGGTGGGGTGCATGTCGATGACCCGGGGCCGGCCGAGTTTGCCGGCGACTTCTCTGCGGATGCGGATGGTTTTCTCGTCGAAATCGAGATCGCCCCATTTGATCCCGTCTCGATCACCAATGATGCCGGCGGCCTCGGACGGGCGAATCCCGGCGAACATTCCGAGGGCAAGGTAGGGGATCAGGTCGGGCTCTGCATCGTGGAGTATCTGCGTGGCCTCGTCAGGGGTGAGGATGCCGGGGTCTTTGGGTAGCGGCTTGACTCTGCGAACCCTGGCACCTGCCACCTCGCGATCGTGGGGCAGGTAATCCCAGTCCTTGGCACGATTGAGGAAGGTAGTGAGTGCAGTCAAAAAATTATTTCTGGTGCGGATCGATCCAGGCAGCTGGAAATACCAGTGCTCGATCTCTTCGACGGTGATGGTGTCCACGTAGCGATCGCCGAAGGTGTCTTCTATGACGTTGAATTTGGTCCGGATGTCGTCATGGGTGCGTTTGGCCCGGTCGTTGTAGTGATCGAGGAAGCGGGATTTCAGCTCGGATACGGTGGCACGGTTCGGATGACGGGCCATGTGGAGGGCTTCTTCGATGCGTGCATCGCCGAGCTGCTTGGCTTTCTGGAGGAGTAGCCAGTCCTCGTTCGTGATGGTGTGATACCGGCCCGAGTTGGCTTTGAAGTTGGCTGACAGCTGTTGAGCGAGTTTCTCAGCGGATGCCCGATCGGTGCAGGTCTTGCGCTGGCGTCGGCCGTCCGCCCTCCATCTCACCTCATATCGCACAGCCCCGCTGATCTCCCTGGAGTAGAGCGAGACGAACGGATTCTCCTTCGATGGATATTGAGCGATCAAAGCCACGCTAATTCTTCGCCCAGTTTCGCCCTATTTCCACCCCTAATTCCCCCAGATTCCACCACTAAGCAGCAAGCCGGAATTTTCCAGCGTGGCCGCTAAGCCTTGAAACATAAGGAATATAAGGGTTTCAGGCTGTTTGGAAGATGGCGACCCGTACGGGACTCGAACCTGTAATATATTAACGACGGTATAGGGTCTGCAGACTATTTCTGGGAGATATTCGCCTAGATTCGCCTGATTGATTCACAGATTAAGCAGGAAACCACGCAAAATTTCGCCTTTCTTGCTCCCTGATATATTGAGCGGTTGTATGGGGTGAATCGTTTTTTGTTTTTTCGTGGTTTGCATGGTTAGCATGGCGTTGGTTTAACTAAGCAGCTCAAAACAATGCGGTTACGGTGTGATCTGCTGAGCCACGAGGAGGCCACGCTGTGATGTGTCGGCCACGGTGGGTGATTAGGAGACTCCTAGATTCAGTCTGTTGGGAGCAATGTTTGCATCTCGCGTTGAATTTGTGCAATGTCGCTGGATTCTGTATTGCGACAAGGCAGTCTGGTCGTGTTGGCGTTTTTGCAATACCCGTGTCGCATTGACAGTTTTAGCGACATGTGCCGAAGGACGCCTATTCCGACCTCAGAAAAACCTACGCCGAGCTGATTGGCGTAAGTCTTCGCACGGCTCAGCGGCATGAGAAAAGCGACGATCCCAGGTGGCTGGAATTCATAGGGAAAACGGCGGCGGAGGGTGTCGCGAGAAAGCAGAAGGAGGGAGTGATGGCTCCGGTGGAGGCGAGGGCGATGGGAGATCTTTCTCCGTTCGCGCCGGCGAGCCCTCCTTCGTTTTATGACGTGCCGGATGACGATCTCAGTCCGAACCAAATCAAAGAGAAGCGAGCCTGGATTCTGCATGACCAGTGCTTCAAGGCTTGGCAGGAGTGTCTGACGGATCCATCGACCCGGCACCATGCGATATTGTGGGTGAAGGATCTTCCGAAGCTGCGCGACGACCATGACCGGGCGCAGCGGGAGCGGGCCGAGTGGGAATTGAAAGAGCGGCTGACGTTTCGTGCGTCGGAGATCCAGGAGTTTGTGAAACAGTTCATTGCTCCGCTGGGTGAGTTGCTGAACAACCTGGATATCGAGCTGCCGTCGATTGCGAATCCGGACAATCAGGCATTCGCGCGCGCACAGATCGCGGAGTGGAAACGGAAAAAGCTCCAACCGCAGATCGAGGAAATGATCAAGGGAGTCGAGGAACTGCAGACGGCATGAGTCGACTCGCGAATCTGGTATTGCCGCACTTCAATTTTGACGCGGCCCCGATGCCTTCGGAGTGGGCGGAATCTAATCTTGTGATTCCGAAGAAGATGTCGCCGAACTCGCCGGGGAAGTTCTCGCTCGATTCGAGACCGTGGGCCCGATACATCCTCGACAAGTTCCACCCGGAGTCCGGAGTCCGTCGATGTGATGTCGCGGTCGCGGTGCAGATGGCGAAGACGACTCTGATGACTGTGGGCTGTGCGTATCGCTGCAACTTCGCACCAGTCCCGATCATGATCGTCGGCGGAATGTCGGCCTCGTTTGCGAAGCGCGAAATTTCAGAAAACCGACTGCACCCCCTCTTTAATAGTAACGAGGTCTTGCGGACTTTGAAACTCGCCGACCCTCACCAGTTCCGCGGGCTGGAAATGAATCTCGCATTTAACCGCATACTCGTGACGGGTGCCGGCTCCGATACCAACCTGGCAGGATCCACCCAGGGCATCGTCTGCATTGATGAGGCATCGAAGATCGAGCACCAGCATTCGACGGACGCACCCGAGGCGCACCCGATCCGACTGGCGGAGGACCGGACGAAAGACTTCCTCGGGCATGAATTCATTTGGAAAAGTTCCACGCCGAACTCCTTCAATCACATCTTCTGGAAAGATATCGAGGACGGCAGCTTCGACCACTTCTTCGTTCCCTGCCCTCATTGTAAAGAGTATTTTCCATTTGAATTCGAGAGCCGCAAAGGTTCCGAAATTGCCACGCCTGGCGAGCTCGAGCAGACATCCGACGAAGGCAAGCCGGCCGAGTATCGATCCGTGATTTGGGACGGCGACGCCCGCAACGCTGACGGCACCTGGAGCAAGTCGAAGATTCGAGAGACCGCGCACTACGTGTGCCCGCACAACGGATGCAAGATCGTAGACTCCGACAAGCCCGCCATGATGCGCGCATTCGAGCCGGAGTCCTACAACAAAAAAGCCGACGCATCCCGGTGCTCCGTTCGTGTTCCCTCCTTCTATTCACCGAAGCGAACCTTTGCCGACCTCGCGATTGGATTCGTCGACCGCGGCGATCTCCTGACAACCGGGCTCCAGGTGTTCTTCAACCACGAACTCGCGAAACCGTGGGAAGACATCGACCTGAAACTGAAAGACGAGGACTTGTGGAAATGCAAAGCCGAAGCCGATCTCAGCTACATGCGCGGATTCCTCCCGCCCGTGAAGATCAAACGACTCATCGCGGCCGCTGACCCGGGGCAGAAAGAAACCCACTGGGGAGTCGGTGCCGTCGACATCGACGAGAACATCTACATGATCGACTGGGGCACCGTTCTCAGCATTCCCGACCTCCTCGCAATTCGCCATAAATGGCAATACTGCCGGGCGGGACATGAGAAAAACAAAGCCCGCCCGAGTTTCGGCATCGTCGATTCCGGCGACTTCACCTCCGAAGTATATAAGATGTGCCAGCGATCCGGATCATTCTGGTGGCCGTCGAAAGGATCCGACGCCACGACCGGAGAATGGGGGAAGTCGGTTCTCAAAAACTACCCCGGGCTGATGCTCTACACCTACGTGGACAAAGTCGCGAAGGACGAGCTCTACGATCTGCGGATCCGCCGCCGGCAGGAGCGACGATTCTTTTTCCCATCGAACGTCGACCCCGCCTACATCGCGGGGTATTCCGGTCAGGAGAGAATTGACCGCGGAGTTCGGGCCCGATGGAAGAAAGTCCGGAACGACCACGACGGAGACGTCGCCAAGCTCGTCCAGCTCGGATCGTGGATCATATCGAACCGGCGGATCAGGGGCGACGACGCACCCATTGACAGGTCGATCGAGACATGAACCACGAAGATCTGGTCAATGTCTATCTGGAGGACGCCGAGGCAGAACACCCCGGAGTCGTCGCCGACCAGATCACCTACCTTAAAGCAATCCGGAGCACCCTTCGCGAAGAAGTCAAAAGCGGAGACTGGTCTGTCACTACCACAAACTTTGACGGTGCCAGCCACAACGCGATGCGAGCCATCCCGGCCACGTCCCGGTGGAAAGCCTGCCGCGCTGCGATCGAGCGACTCGAGGGCAACGTCTCCGCCGGCCGTGTCGGATTGATCCAGGCCAAGTTCCGCGGCGCTCCCTATTGATCATGTCGAAAGAAATTTCCGTATTCCAGGCCATCCCGAAGCTGATCGGATCACTGGTCAGCCGCAGTCCGCGACCCAGGAACGAGATCGACGTCTTCGCGACTCCGACCGCCGGAGTGCGGACACGCGGCTCCGACTTCACCATGCGCGACGTCCGCGAGGCATCGCCGACCTCGCGACTCGACATGGTGAAAAACTCGCGACTACTCCGCGCCAAACTCGGACTCGTCCGCGGAGTCTATGAGAACTCCGCCCGCTTTGCACTCGGCCCTGCAGGTATCCAACCCACCTCCATCTCCGGCGACCGGGAATGGAGCCGCCGCGCCGATGATCGATTCCTCGAGGTGGCGAGCCGTCCCGAGTTCGACGTCCGCGAGGAGCAGTCCTTCTTCCAGATGCAGCAACTCATCCTCCCCGAGGTCATGTGCGACGGCGACGTCGGCGGAGCCCGGGTGAGGGGAGACGACCGCACCCCGCAGATCCAGCTATTCAACACCGAAGCCATCTCCAACGGTGGTCAGTTCGGTCCGAATCGCGCCGAGAAAACAGAAGGCGCCCAATGGAAAGAAGGCATCCTTCGATCCGACAAAGGCGGCCGCCCGCTGAAATACCGGATCATGCACGAGCGGAAACCCGGTCAGACCGGCGCGCTGCTCCATACCGACTTCGACCGTGCCGACTTCCTGCACATCGGCCGGTTCGATCGCATCAATCAAAACCGCCCCATGCCGTGGCTCCATCATGGCGACGAATCCGCGCTCGACATTCTCGACCTGACAGCACTGGAAAAGCAGGCCGCCCGACTCAATTCCTTTTTCGCCGCCTGCATAAAGACCCACAACGGCCAACTCCCGGGCGGGATCGAAGATCTACTGTCCACCGAGACTGACACCATCAGCACCGAAGACGCCGACGGAGCATCCACCACCAAAGAAGTCAGCCGCACCTATGCCAACCTCTTCGGAGGTGCCGGCATCCCCGTCCTCGGGACCGGTGAAGAAATGCAGTTCTTCAAAAACGAACGACCCTCTACCACCTTCGCCGGATTCATCGATTGGCTGGTCAATGATATCGCACTCGGCTTCGGAGTTCCGCCGCAGTTTGTCTGGGCACTCTCCGGACTGTCCGGCCCCAACGCCCGACTTGTTCTGCAGCAGGCCGACTGGTTTTTCGCCTACCTTCGGGAGATGCTTGTCACCCGATTCTGTCGACCCGTATGGGAGGGCATCATCTCCGACTCCATGAACCGCGGACTTCTGCCGGCACCACCTCCCGGAGCCAACTGGAAAAAAGTTACATGGCAGGGCCCCGCGTCCATGACGATCGACAAAGGCCGCGACGGCAAGCTCTTCGAGGCACTCGTAAAAGCCGGACTCATGACCCGATCCGAATGGCACGAGATGTCTGGAAAAGCCGGACGCACCCAGCGCACCCGCATCATCGACGAGCTCGCCGAAGACATCGCATACTGCCAGGAAAAAGGAGTCCCGCTCGAGCTTTACTTCGGGCTCAACCCTGCCGAGCTCACCGATTCTGGATCGACCGACCCCGATGAAATTGCGCAGTCCATCATCCAGATGCAGGAGGAAAACGCAGCCTAGAGCGTCGCACATGCGACGCTCCATTGACATGCGCGAGGCATCATGCCCGCCGCCAACTGGTATCGCCTGACCAACCTTTCCGACTCCACTGTCGAGATCGACATCCGTGGAATGATCGGAGCCCCGCTCGAACTCAACGACTGGGGATTCGATGCGGCCGGCACCTTCCGCGAACTCGAGAACCAGCTCCGCGCAGCCGGTGACGTCGACGAGATCCAGCTGAACATCTTCTCCGCCGGTGGCTACGTCTGGGACGCACTCGCCTTTCACGACGTCCTCGTCAGGCACCCTGCCAAAGTCACCGCCACCGTCGACGGACTCGCCGCATCAGCCGCCACCACGATTCTGATGGCAGCCGACGAGATCCGCATTCCGTCGAATGCCCAGATCATGATTCACAACACCAGCATCATGCTGGAAGGCGACTACCGGACCCTCGAATCCATGGTCAAAAAGATGCGCGGATGGGACACCGCAGTCGCCAACCAATACGTGACCCGGATGATGACCACCGGCAACCGCGCCGACGCCGGAGCCACACTCAACGAAGTCCTCACCATGATGGACGAGGAGACATGGCTGACCGGCACACAGGCCGTCGAGCTCGGGCTCGCCGACCACGTCACCGACGAAGTAGCACTCACCGCCTGCATCCGTGACCACATCGGCGAAGCCCCTCGCAACCGCGTCGACCTCGACAAAGTGCCCGCCCCTTTCCGCCCCCTCTTTGACAAAAGCGCGGTGACCAACACTACCGCCACCGAGCCCATCTCTGACATGTCTACTCCCGCCGCACCTGACGCACCCGCCGCCGAACCGACCAACGAAGTCGAAGTCGCACCCGAAGCCCCTGGCACCGCACCCGTCGAGGCAGCCCCTGCCGCAGCAGTCGAGGAGGAAACACCCGAGGCACCCGCCGCCGCTGTTGAAGCCGCACCTACCGAGCCCGTCGCACCTGCTGCACCCGTTGCCGATCCCGCTCCCGCGAACGACCTCGCCAGCATCATCACCAGCGCCGTCGCATCCGCCGTCGAGCCGCTGCAGAACCAGATTACTGAGCAGGCCGCCGCGATCGAGAACATCAACAACCTTCGCAATGCCGACGTTCCCGTGAACGCCTGGCCGAACTCCGCGCCGACATCCAACCCGGCCAACACCGTCGACGGCAGCGACGAGCCCGTCGAAGTCACCGCCGAAAACTACCGCGGCGTCATGGGCAGCATCCTCCGCAACCAGCTCAGCAAGCCCGCCAAGTAAGCCCCCTTTCCAAACACCACCTCCGCCCCCGTAACAAATGCCATCCGCACTCGAAATCGCCCAGGGACGCAGCGCACCGCTTTCGTCCAGTCTCTTCTACTCCGTGCAGACACGCGCGCCGCTTTTCAGTGCGTTCGACTTCCGCACGTCGGCCACCAAGAATTTCAAATCGCTCTCGCTCATCAGCCTGCCCGATTCCGCCTTCGTTGATTACAACGAGGGATTCACGTCCAGCAATGCACGATTCGCGCTCCGCGAGTTCCAGTGTTCGCTGATCGGTGGAATCATCCAGGCCGAGAACATCACCATGCGTGAGTGGAACGAGAGCCACGAAGGCCACGACTGGTTCCAGATCCAGACCGAGACCAAGATCCTCGCTGACATCCTCAACGTCGAGCGCCAGATCATCAAAGGAACGTCCAACGATGCCAAGGGATTCCCCGGGGCAAAGGAAATGACGCCGTTTCTCTCCGGTAACACCTTCACCATGACCGACGCGCCCGACGACTACGACTTCGAGCGCAGCGTTCTGAACGTCGGAGGCACCACGGCCAACACCGCCACGAGTGTCTACTCCTTCGCATTCGGCCCCATGCAGTGCCAGGGCATCATTGGAAACGCGGCCGGCTCCGGCGAGATCTTCGAGATCGGCGAAGCCCGCCAGCAGTTCCTCGCTCCGGATTCCAGCGAGCCCACGAAAACATCCGAGCACACCGTGATGCAGATTCACGGCTACGTCGGACTCTCCGTCAGCGGTCACAACCAGCAGATTGAGGGCCAGACCGTGCCGACGCAATACAGCGTCCGCCGTGCTGCCAACATCACGAAAGATTCCGGCAAGACACTGAGCGACTCCGTCATGGAGAAACTCGCGACTTCGCACGAGACCGGCGTCATGCCGAGCCTCTTCGCCATGAGCGCCCGCTCCGGCGATCAGCTTGCCGCGAGCCGCAGCCACACGGCCGTTCACATCAACCTCGGCGGAGGCGGCGACGCCC